GCGTTACAAAAAATCCTTGGCACGCCAGTGGCTGGACTTATCATGAATGCTTTGGTGATCAAGCCACCCACCCTAAAGATCTACAACAACACCGAACTCCAACGCATCACCTACCATTACTCGCAAGACTCATTGCACGAATGGGAAGACAACATGCGTGCCACCGTCACAGACCTAGTCGCTTCACTCATCCGAGGCTACTTCCCACAGACAGGACTCTCATTCAAGTCTCCTTGCTCTGGCTGTGACTACGTAGAAAACTGCCAACTCCCTCGAGAACAACGAGCAACCGACCTAGCATCCGACATCTATCGTGATGTAACATGGTCACCAATCCACTAATCCAATGCAACCATTATCTCAATTCAATTCCAACCTCGGCACAGCAATCCTACTCCTCGGACCTCCCGGGGGTGGCAAAACCGTCCTCGGATGTCGGCTATTCCCTCGCACCTACGTTCTCGTAGCGGACCTTAACTTCGAATCAGGTGTGCGGTATCTCCAGAAGATCAACGAGACCTCTAACATCGTTGGCTTTGACACAGTCACCGTAGATGACAAGGGTGCAAAAGTCCCAGTGCAAGACTGGTATCCTCGCATGTTCAAACTCCTCGACGAAGCCACGCGTAACCCTGCTATCGACGCTATCTTTATGGACAGCGCGACCTACATCAGCGATTACATCGTGGCTAAGATCGCCCTATGCACAGACGAGCGTGCTATCCGTATGCCAGCAGGCAAAGAGTCGTTCGACAAGTGGGCGAACTACCTTGTCACATGGCGTGGACTTATCATGCAACTACGTAGCAGTGGTAAGAAGATCATCATGTCGTGCCATGAGCAAAAAGAAAAGGACGAGTCGGACGGGATCTTTAAATACCAGATCGCTCTGTCAGGTCAGATTGCATCGAAGCTACCCAACATGTTCAGCGACGTGTGGCGTTGCGAGACCGAAGAGACCAACGGCAAATACCGCTGGCTTGTACGGACGCTCGGCAACATCCGACACGAACTGAAGAACAACTTCGCGTGGGATGAAGGCGTGCTTCCTGCTGACGAAGTCGTCAAACGCGTGCGTGCTACAATCAAACCTGTTGTATGAACATAACCTTACTCGTTGAGATCGACGCAGGTGACGACACCGATGTTCTGGGTATCGCTGTTGACCTACACGAACTACTCGATCAGCAGTTCCCATACGAAACCATCTCAGTCAAGCCGTGGCAACGCGCATCCACTGCACCAAACCCTTTCGCACCACCTGTGGTGCCACCACTTTGAGCATCCCGCTCAAACGCCACGAGTCGCACTCGTTAACGCAGAAAAACAAACCAAAGTAAACTAGAAACCAAACCATATGTTAGACCCAATGTCAGTTAATATCGACCTCCAAGGCGTAGACACCAACGTTCCTGTCCTCCCTGAGTCGGATGTGCAGTTGCAAGTCGTGGAGTCCACGATCGAAGCGAACAAAGACCGCAACGGAAACAACTGGAAGCTCAAGCTCGCGACCACCACGCCAACGACATCCGTTGACGGACGTGAACTCAAGCCCAACTTCCCTGTGTACCACATGTGCGCGTTGCAAGCCCGCGAGGACAGCACCGATCCCGAAGCATTCAAACGTTCGCTCTGCGAAACCGTCGATGCTATCTTCGGCACGGACAAAACCAATCGCCCTGCTATCAACAAGGCGTTGATTGAAGCGTCGATTGGACGCTTGGTCATCGGGCACGTCTACCCAGACGAGTACCCCAAGGATAGCGGTAAGTTCAATACCAAAATCCGTCGCTTGAAAAAGCTGGCTTAGTCATAACGCGCTGGCATACCGCGTAAAACGTATGCCACTTTTCATGTTTCAACCCAAATCTAACTCTGACCTTAACGTCGCACGTGTAGCTTATGTTAAAAAGCGTAAGCAATGTGAGTGCGGCAACCCTGCCACCGTACGCAAAGGCAACTGGCATATCTGTGAACGCTGCAACGCCATAGAACATGCGCGTAACACACGCGTGCATCGCGAAGGCGATGGCTACCAACCCACAATTTACTCACTCTCTATACCCAAAAAACAACAACACTAATGCAAACCATATCCATAACCTCAATCATTGAAGGCGTGCGTGCACGCAAAGACTACGGCGATCTCGACGGACTTAAAGATTCGCTCACCCGACTCGGCAGTATTCACCCTATCGTATTGTCCAAGAATCAGGACAATACCTACAACCTCGTTGCTGGCGGTCGCCGCTTCCGCAGTATGCAACAGATGGGTGTGAAAGAATTGTATCAGGGCAGTGTGTTGGAACCAGAACGCTTCGGCTTTCTGTTTAAAGAAGACGTCCCCGAAGACGAACTCAAAGAAGCCGAGCTTGACGAGAACCTTTATCGTCTCAAGCCCAAGTGGCAGGAAGACGCATTGCTTATCGCAGACGTGCATGAGTTGAAGCGTCGCAAGCACGGCGCAAACAAGTGGGGACAACGCCAGACCGCTGACCTGCTGTCCAAGGGTGGCAAAGGATTCGGTAAAAGTTCAGTGAACTTGGCGTTAAAAGTAGCCGAGTTGCTACGCAAAGGCGACAAAGAAATCGTGGCATGCGACTGCTTGGACGATGCCAACACTATCCGTATCAAACGCGCTGAAGACAAAGCGTTGGCACGGCTGTCGTCTATGGCTATGCCCGTGTCCACGGCAGTGCCTTTGCTTTCAACACCCACGTTGCTTGATGCGTTCAACATGGATCTGTCCATGGGAGTCTTGGATAGCCCTGCTGCCGTGCCTTCGCCTCACTCTGCCCCAACGCTTCAATCCGCCCCGATGGTTGCCATCGCACGTGTGCGTATCCCATTGTCCGAGATGTTTATCCAAGCAGACTTTCAGACCGACACGCACACCGCCCCATGGGTCAACCACATTATCACCGACATCCCATATGGAATCGACATGGATAACCTTAATCAAAAGTCTATCAGCGATGTTAAAGACGAGCACGACGTCGAAGCTAACGTAGACCTCATGCCTAAGTTCCTCAAGTTCGCATACAATGCAGTGAAACCCCAAGGGTTCTGTGTGTTCTTCTACGACCTTGATCATCATGAGAAGCTACAAACCTGGGCTAAAGAAGTTGGCTGGCGTGTACAAAGGTGGCCGTTGGTCTGGAACAAGACCCATACCTGCCAGAACAACGCCGCGCAATACAACACGACGAAGAACTTCGAGGTTGCTATGGTGCTACGCAAAGACGATCACACTGTGTTGCGCTCCGCACAAGGTTCATCTGTGTGGACAGGCGATGGTAGTGCAGAGCGTCGGCTATACAACAACCCGTTTGCCAAACCTTTCGAGCTCTGGAAATGGTTGTACACTATGATCACCATTCCAGGGCAGTCTGTGTTGGACCCGTTCTGCGGTGAGATGTCTGCCTGTCGTGCCGCAGCCAACTGCGGACTCGTGCCTTATGGTTACGAGATCAACCCTAAACATTACAACCGAGGACTCGAACATATGAAAGCCGTCTACGCACTAATCCACAAATCCAATGTTGAATTCATCTGACATCCCACTACTCTACAATGGCGATGCCTATTACATCCATGTGCAACTTACGCACAGCGTGTTGTTGTTAGGTGTTACCATATACTACGACAATCAAAACAGCGTCGGAGTATTTGAACGCTACCGAGACCTCGACCCCGAAACAAAAAAATCCGTGTTACATCAAATCAAAAAACGTTATCCCCAAACACCCATACAATTCAATGATTGATCCACTCGCAGCCAATGCTCTTGGCGTTACTCCCGTGCGACAGGCTTTAGTGTCTGTCACACGCATACCCAATGCTCTACCCACAGCCACGAACGAACCTCCGTATCGTCTAGCCATTATTAACGAATGCCCCACAGCAGACGAAGAACTAGCACAGATGTTGTGCGTTGGACAAGCAGCCAAGCTACTCGACTCCATCCTTGGGAGTGTGGGTATCCAACGCACGGCTTGCTTCATCGGCAATGTGTGCCAGTATCGTGCGCCTAACAACAGCAAAGGCTTACCCGACATCACAGAGTTCGATGAATACTCTGAGGTCAAGGGCACGATGCGACGCATCAAAGGATCATGGACGTCAAACCCCAAAGTCCTTGAAGGTATGTCCGAGCTACGCACCCAACTCGCTGCGTTCAAACCCCACTGCACCCTTGTGCTTGGCGATGCGTCGCTTTACTTCGCTCGCGGACCTGGCTTCAAAGCCGATGACTGGCGTGGGTCAATCATCCTGTCCTCCATCGGCAAGATCGTTGTATCGTACTCTCCGACAAATGTACTGCGTGACTATACCCAATGGGTGTTCCTCAAATGGGATGCGCGTAAAGCCGCAAATGAGGCTCGATCTCCAGAACTAAAAGCCCCCGCCCGGGTATTCGATCTTGACCTATCCGCTACGCAGATCTGTCAGAAGCTAGACACATGGCCAGCAGGTGCTATTGCCAGTGTGGACATTGAGGGTGGGATAAAAGGCTGGTCGTGTATCAGCGTGGCATCCGCCCCTAACTACGCCTTCATCATAGCGTTCTCTCAGCACTCACCTGCCGAGCAAGGTCAGATCTACGTGAGTCTGTCGCGGTTCTTACGCAACTCCGCCATACCCAAGTGCCTGCAGAACTCCCTCTATGACAACTTCGTTCTGCTCTACCAATTCAACATGGTGATTAAGAATGTGCGTGAAGACACGATGCTCAAATGGGCATCACTCTTTAGCGAACTTCCCAAGTCCCTTGACACACAAGCCAGCGTACTCACCAATGAGCCGCAATGGAAACACATGATCGCGTATTCTTTACGTGAGCAAACCGCCCGTGCCAAAGCAGGGGTTGATCCCGCTACCGAGATCCGCAACAAATACCACGCTTGCTGTATCGACGCCAGCGTCACCCTAGAGAACTGCCTCGTGATGGATGCCATGCTCACCCCAGCAGAGCGTCGCTATTACGAATTCAACGTATCACTCCTGCCCGCGTTTCTCCGTATGGAAAAGCGTGGCTTCGCCTACAACAAAACCCTAGCACAACAAGAACTCCTGAACTGCCGTGCTGCCTTGAACGAATGCGCCACCCGTATCACACTACGCGTCGGCTACTCACTCTTGGGCACAGGCGGATCTATCTCCAACACCAAAGCAAAGAAATGTTTATATGAAGAAAAAGGCTATCCCCCACAATACAATGGAAGAGGGGCTGATAAGAAAGTTACTACAGACGTCGGAGCATTGCTTAAACTTGCTAAGAAATTCCCCAATGACCCCCTATTGTCCGATCTCTTACTCCATTCACGACTTGATGGAGTTCGCAAGACCCTCGAAATTGATACCGATCCAGACGGGCGAGTCCGTTGTGCATATAATCTTGTGGGAACTGAAACAATGCGAATCACCTGCTATGAATCCCCAACTGGTAGCGGATCAAACCTGCAAACCATTACCAAAAAACTCAGAAAACTCTTCATTGCCGATCCTGGGTATCACATGTTCCAATGTGACTTAGCTGGTGCTGACGGCTGGACTGTCGCAGCACACTGCCTTAAATACGGAGACTCTACTATGTGGGATGACTACAGGGGTGGACTCAAACCCGCCAAGATCATTGCACTAATGTATACGCACGGACCAGACATCGTCCTATGTGACCGCGATGAACTCAAGTTCCGGTGCGACAATGCTTCTGTCAAAGGTGGTTGCTGTGATCAAGACTCATGGCTGTACTTTGCGTGCAAGCGCGTGCAACACGCTACCAACTACGGGGTTAAAGCCCGCACTGGATGCGAGCAGATCATGTCTGACTCATACAAAGTTGCAGGCGCACCCGTATACATCAGCGAAAAAGACTTCGAGACATTGCAACGCTTTTACTTTGTCCGTTACAGCGGGTTGTATCAGTGGCACAATGCGTGCAAGCAACACGTGTTCGATGGACATAACCTCACTTCCGCATCGGGACATACACGGGTGTTCCACGGCAGACGCCGTTCGTGGAATGCAAAAAGCCGTGCAGTAGAAACAGACCACACAACATGGAAAGAATACCTAGCAGATGAACCTCAAGAAAACACTACCTATGCAACGAACCTGGCTTTGTCAAAACTGTGGAACGACACAGACAACAGAGTTTCAATGGGAGGAAGGAGCGTATTACGCATCGAGCCGTTGCACCAAGTGCACGACGCCCTCATTGGACAATTTCGAATCGCCGACACCGAATGGGCAATCGCCCGTATCCGATCCTACTTCGACAACCCTTTAACAATAGCAAACACCAAACTCGTCATCCCCTTTGAAGGTTCATATGGACCATCATGGGGAGAGATGGGTACAAAATACGGCGGAGGAAATATATGAACGATCCAATCAACAAACCTAATCACTACAACTGGCACCCTTCGGGTGTGCAATGCGTGGAAATCAGTGAACACTTCACTGCCAACATCAGCAAAGCCATTGACTATCTATGGCGTCACAACCACAAGGGTACACCCATCGAAGACCTTAAAAAAGCTGCGTGGTTTATTCAGCGGGAAATTAAGTGTATGAACAAATATTTGGAGGATCAACTTGAACCCCCCCTTCAACCACCAGAAGAACACGAGGACGCACAAGCCTTACCAATCCCTTGCGGATGGAACACACCCAACTTACATTTATGTAACTCGTGGGTGTTTCGCCAATGTCCAGTTACTTGCAAGAACAACACCAACTCAACCCCAACCCAACCACAATGAAACCAATGCTCGCTCGGACCTTCGGTCCCAAATACAACAAATACCCATGCTACATTCAACCCAAATTGAATGGCGTGCGTGCCCTATACCACAATGGAGTTTTCCAATCCCGCGATGAGAAACTCTGGCGATCTAATGTTCTACACCACCTGCTCAACGATCTCTCCACGCTCTGCCTTGGCGACACCATACTTGACGGGGAACTCTATGTCCACGGCTGGCCGTTACAACGAATCAATGGAGCTATCGCAGTTAATCGCGTAACACCATCTGCCGACACACCATCTATTGAATACCACATCTTCGATGCTGTCGATCCTACGCAGAACTTTACCGACCGCTGGTTAGACCTAGCCAACACCCTAGACAATCAAGGTTTACGCAAGTGCTGTATCGTACCCACCTCATACGTCCACTCGCTTAGCGAAGTCGAACAACACTTCCATCACTGGGTCGCGCAAGGCTACGAGGGTGTTATGCTACGCCCTGATGGACCATATGAATACGGCGAGACCGAACACGGCACACAAAAGCGTAGCCAGACCCTGTGGAAATACAAAGAATGGGATGAAGACACCTTCGTATGCGTCGGTGTTACCGAAGGTATCGGCAAAGCTGACATCGGTATCGGTGCATTTGAATGTGCGTTCCGCAATGCCGATGGCGTAGCCGTAAAGTTCTGCGTGGGCAGTGGCTTGTCCGATGCACAACGTATCCATTACGCCGCTAACCCTCCTATCGGCAAGCGTATCAACGTGCGTTACCTCTGCCTCACTGAAGCAGGCGTGCCGTTCAATCCAACATTCCTCCATGTAATGTCCTAAGAAATGGACAAAACGAAATCACCGCATCGCTGCCGTACACCTCGCTGTCGCACAATCTTTACATCTAAGAATTCTATATGTTCTAAATGTGCTATGCGTGCATGGCGTAAAGCTAACCCTATTAAATGTAGGTATGCTGCAGTTAAGTCACGTGCTTTGCGATTAAATCGTTTGTTCGACATCTCGTACGAAGACTTTCACGCCATATGTATCGCAGGTGCATTTAATCCAAAACTCCATGCAATAGATCGTATAGACTACACCCGTGGCTATACCAAAGACAACATCCAAATCCTAACTCAAACCGCAAATATCATTAAAGGTAATAAAGAACGTAGTAACTGCCCATTCTAATGTCATTCATCTCATCATATCTCACCATGGTGGCTAACACCGAGCCGCCCTTACCCTTCCACCAATGGGCTTGTCTGTCCGCACTATCAACCCTTGCGGGTCGGCGGTTCTGGATGAACCTAGGTCCGATCCAATACTACCCTAACCTTATGGTCGTTCTTGTCGGACATCCCGGGGTCAAGAAGTCTAGTGCGATGGATCGTGCCAAGGACATTATCCGTGCTGTGCAGTGCTGTCCTATTGCAGCCGCACAAGTCACCAAGCAATTCATATCTAAAGCCATGAGTGCGGAGAAGTTCGCTGGCAAGAAAACCTTTGTACATAATAAAGAGTCCATCGAGTACAATCAATACGCTATCTTTGCCACAGAGTTTACCCAGTTCTTAGGTGCTGACGCTATCGGTATGCTTGACTTTCTCACCACTATCTACACAGAAAAGATCTACGATTGCGATACCAAAAACCAAGGCTCTGACCTTATCGTCGGTCCGTATATCACGATGCTTGCCTGTATGACGCCAGAGATCGTCAAAGGGTTTCTCAAGATGAACATTCTTACAGGTGGCTTTAGCCGACGCACCGTGTTTGTCTTTGCCAACGGCGGTAACATCATCCCCGTACCATCTTATACACCAGAACAAAAATCCGCCCAAGCGTATTGTATTCAATGGGGTAAAGAATTACAAAAACGCTCGGGCGAATTCGTTATGTCGCCAGATGCGCTGGCGTGGTATGAGAAATGGTACATCCATCTGCACACCAATATGACTGAGATTGCAAAGCCTACAACCGAAGGCTACTTCCGCACTAAACACGAACTACTCTTTAAGGTCGCGATGCTCATCGCTTTGAGTGAAGGACAAGAACTGATCCTCACCCCCGGACACTTCGAACTCGCCGAACGATTCTTCAAACCAGTAGAAGAAAAGCTCGAGCGGGTGTTCGAGGGTTCTGGCATCAACCCCAACGCTGCATCTGCTATACAGATCTGCCGTATGCTGGAGTCGATGGATCGTCCGATCAACAAGAAACACCTCGAAGCAATGTTCTTTGATCAAGCCACGTCGATCAGCGAGCTACGCGATACCATCTCCCACCTCATCGCAGTAGGTCGTTTAGCTGAGCGTATACTCACGTTCAATGGCAACATTATTGGGACGGTGATTGGGACCAGTCAAACTGTGGGGGCGTATAGCGACGCCCAGCTTTGCGTGTTTCTCCAATCTGTCGTCGGGCAACCGATGATGGCAACGAGGGATCCGAGTCCAGCATCTCATCCATCTGCATCGCTTGGTCTTCCGGACGCATCGCTCCTCCACGCAACGGGCGCCTCGGTCGGTGTCGTGGCGTCGTTGGAAGTAATCCCATCTCCGCTTCCGACCGCTGACGTTGTTGCAAGCGTGCCATCTCCGACGACTGCAGACCTGCCGTCTGTAATCCCGCAAGGTCTGCTCCCGGATTAGCCATACGGCGTGGATCTGCCACAAAGGTCTGAAGATTGACGCGTTCCGCAATGGTACGTATCAAACTCTTTAGATCCAGTGTCGGATCCAACGATTGCAACCCTTGCAACTCTGCCTGTACTTCTTTGTTTTGCCCTCTGCGTAACATCGTCGCCAAACGATCAACCAAATCGCTACGGGTTTTTTGTAATTGTTTGTCCTGTTTGCTCAGTGCATCCGCTGCGTCTTTGCTATTCTGCACACGACTCAATGGAATGCCTAATGCTACAGCCGCTTGTTCTATCGGGGTTAGTTGTGCTTGTAACCCACTGCGTGAGTCACGAATATCGCCCTCACCCTGCAACAACTGAGCTGTGCCACGGAATGCCTGTGGCAAAGCCGACGCAAAACCCTTAGCATCTCCGTGCAGTGCAGCCATAACACCTCTGGCTGCATTCTCTACGGTAGTACCATTCGCTCCAAACAACGAAGCAAGGTTAAACCCTTTATACGGATCTATGCCAATCAACGGCACCGACATAGCAGCTTTACCCGACAGATCAATCGGAGTTAAAGCGTTAGCCGCACCATGCAGTGCAAACGTGGTAAGAAACCCGCCATTGTCTTGATCCTCGTTAAACAACTTTGCAAGGTTTTGTTTCAACCAGCCTTTTAAATCCAACCCTGTGGCTTGTTGCATCAACGCTACAGCTTGCATAGCCCCAGGTAACCCCAGACCACCCGCCAACACCATCTGTGCAGCAAGTCCATACATAAATGCCTTGCGCGACGCGTTATTCTCCGCCAGCGTAAAGCGTCCTGCCTGTGCACCAAACCCCTTGCTGTAATCTTTAGCCATTTGACTGAACCAACCTTGGACATAGGTTGTCAAACTCGTCATTAATTGAGGCACCGCTCGTGTCTTAATACTCCAAAGCTCCACACTTCGTTGAGCTTTGCCTCCTGTGAATGTTGCCTGACCTTTAACATTACGCGCAAAAGCAAATGCGTTGTTTAACTGGGTAAAGTTAAGTGGGGTTAAAGGATCCGTAGAATACGTCAACTCACCGCGTGCATGTAACAAATCCAACGCTGCAATAAACGCAACTTTGTTATTATAGGTCTGTAAAAATCCACCAATTTTACGCACCATTCCACGAGTTACGTTCAACCCCTGTTTCACCTTGCTTGTCGCAATCGAGTCCATGAGATTGTGCGTCTGCACATCCACAGTGTTATCAAACAACATCGGTTCTAGCAGTCCTTGTAACTCAGCCTTCCGCATAAGCCACGCAAGTTCTGGCGAACTCCATTTTCCTGTTCGATTACGATTAAGGATCTTTGTGTTTGCCCCAATCAGCAACTCACCACTTGTGCTAACACTTCCTGTGTTTGCAATGAGTGTTTGCATACCCGTAGTAAAAGACTGCAACCCTTCAAGTATCATGTTACCAAAGTTCAATGCCAGATTCTGGTAATAGACACCTTCGTTAATTATCCTAACCAAAGGGTTGTCAGGCACGAGATAATTCTGCACGTGCTGCTGTGCCCATGTACGCAACTCGGAATTACCCGCAATCTCGGGATGTAACAAATGCAAGTTCGTGTCAGCTACCGTGAGTTTGTGGTTAAACCAATTCTCCGTTCGTTTATAAAACTCGTCTCGGTTTTTAAACAAGTCAATATCTTCATACCCTCCAGTCAGATTCCGTGTCATAGGAACAGGTGAGAATGCTTGCTCTGTTGCGCGATACTGATCTGCCCTATTTAACAACGGCGCAATCCGCTCCATAAGATTTGCGGCATCGGGATGTCCCTGCAAAGCCTGCTCCAACGATGATAGATTTGCCGTATCCATTTCTTGAAAAAGCTGCATCATTGGACCAGACATACCACCTTGTAAGTCACGCCCTTCGGCTTTTTCAGTTAGACTTAAAAACGTAAACCCTTCGCCTTCTTTACGTTGACGAATTGTTTGTAGTTCTGGTATAGTAGCTGCGCCAATACGATACCCTTCTCCGTCGGGACCTACCATGCTTAAATGGTGTTTCTCATAGCGTTGCATACTAATGTATGCGTCAAACCGACTAATCCCCTGCACGAATTTCTCTAACGATGCAATCCGTGCATTAGCATGTTGCATGACCGCTAAGAACACAGGCTGTGAATATTGCTCAGATAACATTGTAAGCTGTTGTGACCCTATCGCGGCTGTTGTTGGGTTACGGGCATACCCCAAAGCTGTATACATTGCCTCACTCATTTGCGTGGCATCTGCGCGATTCATGTCACCTACAACCATAGCTACATGTGACGTATCTAAATGATTCAACTCACCCATTTGCGCACGTGCCTGCGTAATCCAAAACTTATGCTGGTTAATATCCTGCGTAATCTGCGTTGTAAGCGTAGTCCTTTCGTTCGGTGTTAGCCCACGGAACATTCTCACCACATCTGGATGGTTCATTGAAGGATTGTAATTACCCGCGCGTCTTTGCTCAGCACGCCATGCAAAGTAATCATTATACCCAGTACGTATTACACGAGACTTAGTCACACGATCAATGTTCTGAAGCATCTCTTTAACTGTAGCACCTTCACGTGTTACACGTGCTGCCGCGCGTGATAAAATACTCTCGTACATATTCCCTTGCCGTGCAAAAAGCGAATCAGTTAACGATCTTACCGCAGGATGTGCTTCGGCAAAGAATTGCGTTAGCATTACAGCCCGTTGCAAAAACGATGTACGTCCGCCACCTTCGTCCAAGCGTTCTTGTCCTGTGCGTCGTGACACTGCTTCAGTCTCAGCGGCTGAGTACTGCCTACCATGTAAAACCAAATCTTTCGCATCATACACTTCGTCCCTTACAGGACGCGGCTTAGCTGAAGCGCGTATTTTTTGCAGTAACACAGAAGGTACAACCAATACCCCTTGCTGTTCAATGATCGCTTTCTCCTGTTTACTAATAGCTGACTCCATTGCTTTTAAAAGTGCATCGTAATGCGTAATACGTGCACTTAAATCTTCTGGCTTACCCACTTCAATACCTCTTTCTGATTGCAGTTGTTTAACTATACGCACATCTTGCTGCAAACGTTCCATCAAAGCTTTGTGATACACTACTTCTGTGGGTAAAAGTCCCATGACAGTATTGTGTAAATCCGTGTACATGGTGGATCTGCCCGCATTTGACTTTGATTCTAATATCTCACGGATGTTTGGATGTGTTCGTACTGCGGGATTAAGCGGATCTGCCACACGTATGCCGGCATTAAGTGCAATTTCAAAATTCACAATCCCGCCTTCCAGACTACGTCCATAGGCTGCGTCTGCCGAACGTAAACGCAACGAAAACTCTGCGGGTAAATAATCAGTTTCCTTGATCAAAAGTTTGTTTAAAAACGGCAAGCCGTCATACAATGCACCGGCTGAACGTGCTGTAAAATACGTATCTTTTGCTGCAATCAACAACTCCATAACAGAATCACCGTCAGCTTTGCCTTTAAACAACGCATTAAGAGCTTGTGAAAACAACCTAAGCACGGTTTGTTTTGGTGGTTTCGGAGAACTTACATCTAATTTACTAGATGGTTTAACATTTTGCACATTGCTCGCTGTTCCATCATTGGCTAAATCATAAGTATAAATTGGCCCGTCAAACGAAATAGTTTTTAAAATTTGTTGTATTGCCTCTTCTTTAGTTACACCTTTGATTTGCTTTAAATTTGGGTCTGCTTTTTTTGCTTCGTCTAAAGCAATCAAATCTTTACTTATTTGAGTAGCCACCATTACAATACCACTTTCTTCTGAACTTACAGCTTTAACATTTTTTAAGTCGTTAAGTTTTGTATATTCTGCATACAATTTATTAAAATTTTGTAAAAATTTAGGATTTTCTACCTCATTGTCTACCATAATAAGATAACGTGTCTTTTCCTCTTTCCATCCAGGGTACGTTTTATTTAATTCATTTACTATTTCATCACGTCTTTTTTGTAAAGCATACTCTGGCGTTTTGTGTAAAACACCTAATTTATTGTCAAGTTCGTTTAATTTACTTGTAAGTTGTTCTTGCGTAAAAGTTTCTTTTGTTAAAGTATCTATCATTTCAGGCGCAATTAAAAGAGCTTTTGGTTTAGTTTGTGTATTAGTTTTAACTAAACCTTCATTATCATTGTGCCCTTTTGCGTCTATGTTTAATCCAGTAGAATCATACACTAAAGTTATACCAGTACCTAACGATTGATTAGGCTTACTTCCATCTAACGTAAGATTTGTACCAGATTTTAAACCTTGGCGTAAAACATTATTTAAATCTTCTGGCGTATTTAAAGTATGTAATACAACACCTGTAAGATCTAAAGCAGGTTCGACCCTACCCTTTAAACTCTGCAATGTTTTAACATCCGTGATCTTCACCGCCGCAAGCAACTCCTTTATCCGAGGATTAGAGAACGCTTCCGCAGAAAATTCAAACGGACTTAACAGCGCATACGCTAACTCCCAGTTACTTGCTGCTACGGCAGCTTTATTGTTTTCCGCCTTTCCTGTAAGATTACTAAACCAACTTTGCTTCACCGTTTCAGGATATGTTTTAGCTACAAATTCATCATACGCCGTATGAAAAGTATCTTTAAGTAAGATGGGAGAACCGCCGAACATGTTATACAAATTCTGCGCACGCATTTCTTTAACCGCATCTCGCACTGGCGCAGGAACTAATGGTGATTCTAACACAGCGTTAAGCAAAAGCTCTTTCTGTTGACGATAACGCAGGGCTTCCGCTGAAGGTTGTGAACTTAAAGTACGTTCCATGTGATGCGATACTTCATGCACAAAACTGTGCATCCAATCTTTTAAATCCGCACGCGATGGTTCAATGCCTACGTTAATCATACCAGTCCCGCGATCATAAAACATTGCACCTGGCACAAAACCGTCTCCGTCAAATTTAAGTTTAAGATTGCGTAGTTCAAAAGGAAGCTTTGTAAATTCACGGGCAAACCACGAATACACTTCATCGCCCTGAGCACCAATCCATTGAAGCACGTCGCGAACGTTTCCCGAGTCTATACCCATTTCTGCACGCAATACAGGATCACGCAGCTGCAGGTTTAATAACTGTGCACTATACCTCCTTGCGCCTTCTATGCCATTAAGATGTATGTCTTTTCCTACAGCAACTAAATGGATTAAATTTGTTGCTTCTCTACCTTCACCTACTAACGGTGCCATGTTTTTTGCCAGGTCCATTACAGTTTCACTAATCTCTTGTAGTTTTGCAAATGCTGCTTTAACAAAAGTGTAAGCATCTTCCGACATACCGGGAAGTAATTCTTCACGTTCTTCTGGCGTAAGTTTATCCAACGCTGCAATGCCGTTCGCAATTCCTGTTAATTCCTCATCAACATTTTTTCCCTTATAGCGTTTTTCTAAAGGCACAGCAGGTTCTTCTGTTGCACTTTCACCAAATGCGGCATCCTCTTCAGCAAACGTAGATTCTTGCCCCAAACCAGACCGCATTGATTCTCCCACCGTGCCACCTTCACTTAAATCTACGCCCGACTCTGCCGCACCAATGTCGCCAGACACTGGCTTTGAACCTTTTACAGGTGCATCAAGTGATTCTGTTTTAAGAATACGATACGCTCTAAACCCTTCTGTTCCGTTTTTTCTTTTGCGTGTCTCTATCTGCCACTCATCAGGATTTTCTTGCTTTGCTTTAAACGCTTCAGCTTCTTCACGTGTGCCCGTTTTACTAGATTCTTTGTTTGTTGTTGCACTTACGTCTTTACGTGTTAACGTAGAAAGTAATGTATTAAGTCCGTTAAGCTCTGTTGTTCGATCCCACAAAGCCAATCCCCGTAAAACCACACTGGAAATGTTATCTCGGTCTGCGCCCCGCTCCATGTGTTGTTGCAATATTTTAATAACTCGATTTGCCTCACGTGACTTTGGGCTTTGGTTATTCTTCGTCACATTAGCTTCTTCAGTTGCAAGGTCTAAAAGATGCGCACCTAAAGCTTCAAGCTCAGGGTTAGTCATTTTCTCACCTGCAAAGTCTGGGCGCCGTTGGGCTGCCATTTTTGCTTGAAGCACTGGCAATTCAGTAGCACGTACAACTGTACGTTCTGCAAGTCGTTTTGCCGCAATGTCTGCTTGACTTTTAGCACTTG